CGATGCGATGCTTCGTCGTGTCGCTGCGGACTATAAGAAATCTCAAGAGTGGTTAGACCAAGAGGCTCCAACAATGGCCCTGCGTGCCGCCCTTGAGTACGACGCGTTTAAAAAGGAGGGCCACGCACTTGAAAGCCATTACATTTGTTACCGGGACCAGACGTGTAGTGGTCCCAGCCACTTTAGTTCTATGCTGCGGGATAGTGACGCTTACGCTGATCTTGGCTTGGTTGCTACACAACATCGACCTGACATTTATTCCAAGATTGCTGAGCGCGCTGTTGAAATAGCACGTGAGATAGGCACACCAGTTTGCCAAGCCATTGCGCGCAACGGTATCCCACGCAGCATAGCAAAAGGTGTCGTCATGCCGGGTGGCTACGGTGGCACAAAGCTAGGCACCTACCGCAAACTGCGAGACGAAATCGTAGGGGCCAGCGTTGCCGGGGAAATCGAGAAGCCGTTTGAAAGCACGTACGATTACAGCAAAGCGCTCAACGAGGTTGTCTGGCTAGCGTACGAAGAACGGCTTAGCCGCACACGTGATGCGATGAAGTGGTTGCGAGCGGTGGGCGGTGCGTTTGGCAAACGGAACCTGCCTGTGTCTTGGGTTTCACCGAGTGGTCAGCCTGTAAAGATGGCGAAGTGGACCCGTCGTGAGCGCAAGATTGAAACGCTGATCGGTGAACAACTGTACAAGCCGACGTACTGGCAGGACACCAACGAGTTAGACCTACACAAAATGCGTAACACCCTGCCCGTTGCCTTGGTGCACAGCTACGAGGCCGGGTTTCTCCACAACGTACTGGCTAGGTTAGGCGCAGACACCATGCCCGTGACCAGTGTTGTGCCTATCCACGATTGCATTGGCGTCCACGCTAACGCCGTGCAGCAAACAATAAGGACACTGAAAGATGAGTGGTTCGAGCAATACCACGACCAAGAAATTTTTGAGCGGCATTACGGCGAGTGGCAAGCGCTCTGCCCGGAAATCCCCGAGCCGCCAGCAACCGGAAGCATCCCCTTCGACCTTACCCGAAGCGACTATTTCTTCCACTAAGCCCAAACAAACACGCAAAAGAAAGGCAAAGACTTGTGAGACGTGCAAGCACTTTTACGAAAGAAAGGTTGGCGACCAAACGCTGCGGACCGAGTGCCGTAGATGGCCTAGCCCCGTATCAGTCCCTAACGACTACGGATGCGGAGAACATGCGGCTTCGTCTAATTAAACTTAGTGACGACCTGAGCATGTCGATCAGTACGGATGGCACTGCGTGTCTGTACGATAGCCATGAGCTTGAAAAGATTGAGAACGTTGAGTCCAGCAAAGAACAACTGGCGCTGCTCGACCGTGCCACGATTGTGGACCTGGACGCTGACGAGGTGCATGCGATTGCGCAACTGCTGAGCTTGCACGTCGTTTATTCTATGATGACAGAAGACGAGGATGATTCCGATGACAATTCAACCTATCACTGAGGCGTACCAAGTACGCAAGGTTATGCTTGGCCGCTGCTACCTCATGAACAACGTTCAACGCAAGTGGTTCTATAACGTGCTGAACCCAAGCAAGATCACGGGAAACTACGAAGTCGCTATCGGCATTCCCGAAGCTGCATGGGAAGCGTTGGAAGATGATTGGAACACGGCCTTTGACAGTTGGGGCATTGACCGGGACAGCAAGATTGAACGGGTCACTGAGTTTGATGAGAAACTGCGCGTGGTGCGAACGGCGCGCAAATACCAGAACAAAGACGGGTCCGAGTGGGCGCAGCCAAAGATTTTTGACAGCCGGGGACACCCGGTGAAGCCCGACCTGATGCTCGGTCACGGGTCAATCATACGGCCAACAATTCTGCTGCGGTCAACAGAGAAAGGGGGTCAGCATTTTATGCAAGTGCAGCCTGCTTCCTTCCAGCTAATCAAACTAGAACAATTCGTGGGAACTTATGATGCCGTTGAAGAGGAAGGGGCGTTCGTCGCCGGGTCCGAGTACGCGCCAGTCTCGGGTGGGTACGTCGCGGAATCTGAGGTCCAGGCCGAGTTCTAATCCCGAACAACTTCACGACGATGAAGGGTTAATCAAAGGGTTCCGCTCTCAGTTTGAAGAACGCATCGCAACGGACTTGGTGTCGAGAGGTATCAGGTTCCGTTACGAGCGCGAGCGAGACAAACTCACTTGGATTAAGCCTGCGACCCATCACGTCTACACCCCTGACTACGTGCTGCTTCTTCCTGGCAACAGACAGATTTACGTCGAAGCCAAGGGGCGGCTCACAGGAGAGGACATGGCGAAAATGATTTTCATTGCGCGCCAGTACCCAGGGCTAGACATACGATGGCTGTTCGCAAATGCGCGCACGTCAGCGGGGAGACAAAAGAAAAACGCTGGCGAGTGGGCTACCAAACATGGATTTACTTGGGCGGAAAAGGTGGTGCCAGACGAATGGTTGAGGTGAGAGAACGGGAGGGCGCACTACGCAGTCGGTTGCCGTGTCCGATGGATGGTTGCAACAGTAGTGACGCTTACGCTGAGTATTCAGACCACGGGTTTTGTTTTTCTTGTGAGCGCACAAATTGGTTTGACTCAGGCAAGGTCGTAGAGATTGAGCCTGTGCGCCGCAAGGTTACTCGGGGTCAGGTGCAGGCCATACCGCAGCGTGAACTGCGTAACATTCAAGTGCTGAAGCGCTACGGCTACGAGGTTGACGACGAAGGCAATCACATCGCTCCGTTCTACGGGCCGAAGGGTTTGGTTTGCGTCAAAGTCCGAACGCCAGACAAACAGTTCTACGTGCAAGGTGAACAGACAGATCGCTTGCCGCTCTTTGGGCAAGGGCTTGAGGCACCGCACAAGAGCAAGACGTTGGTGATTACGGAAGGCGAGATTGATTGTCTGACCATTGCGTCTCTGCGGCTGGAAGACTACCACTGCGTCTCGCTTCCACAAGGCAGTAACAGCGCAAAGACTGTGCTGCGCCAAGAGTCTGAGTGGAACTACCTGACAAGCTGGGGAACCGTTGTGTTAGCGCTCGACGGGGACGAGAACGGTGCGGAAGCCACTGAGACGTTGGCGATGGCGTTGACAACGAGTGGTCAGGACGTGGCTGTGCGTCGGGTGCGCTGGCCCAAGGGGTTCAAAGACGCAAACGACGTGCAGGTTAAAGGTGGACCCGAGCAAAACCTCAGTGCGTTAATCACAGGGGCGGCACCGTGGCGACCTGATGGCATTCATGCTGCACGTGACTTGCTGCATTTGTTGCTTGAGGAAGAAAAGCCTGGTCTCAAGCCGATGTTTAAATGCATCGAAGACAAGCTGAAGGGCTACCGTCCCGAGCTTTGGACCATTGTTGCAGGCACGGGTATCGGCAAGTCTACGCTGGCTAGCCACTTGGCTTGGGACTTGATAGCTAATCACAACGAACCCGTTGGGATAATGTTTCTGGAAGAAAACAAAAAGAAAACTTTGCAGCGGTTGATTGGAATTAACATTGGGCAACCCCTGTATCAGCAGGCAAATGTTATACCGAAGCAGGAACAAGTCGAGGAAGGGATGAAGCTGTTCACTGAGGACAACTGCTTTATCTTCGACCACTTCGGTTCGACAGACAGTGCCGACTTGCTAAAGCGCATGGCTTTCTTGGCGACGGGTGCCGGGTGTCGCTGGATTATCTTTGACCACATTACCCTTGCTACGACGTTAGGCTTTGACAGTGACAGCAGCGGACTTAGCGAACGACAAATGATCGACGCTATCACTACGCGCATTCGCAGTCAGATTGTCGAAGGGTGCGGCGTCGGGGTTATCATGGTGAGCCACACCCGAAAGGCAACGGGTGGCGGTGAGCATGCTGATGGTTCTGCGTCGGTGCGTATCAGTGACATTCGGGGCAGTGGGTCTATCGGCCAGCTAAGTGACGCCATTATTAGCATCGAAAAATATAAAGACGAAGACCGCGAGGTCGTGGATAATATGGTGCAAGTAAATGTTCTTAAAAATAGATGGTGCGGCCAGACAGGATTTGCGGGACTACTGCGCTATGATGAAGACCGTGGCTTACTTGTCGAGGAACAGGGAGCGCCAGCAGAATTTTGATTTGCTCTATGACGTGCATGATCTTGCATGCGTGTACGCATATGATCGCCCTAAGTGGACTCCGTTCAAAGACAAGCTTGCCGAAGAAATCAGGCGGCTTGAAAACGAGTTCGATTGTTTAGACGGGATTATCTCATTGCTGAAGCAAGGCGTTGGCTTGACCGCAGACGACCTAGTGCAGATGGGGTTCTGGTGGCGTAAGCCAAGCAACGCGTGGTCCGCTTTGCGGAGGGACGGTTACGATCTTGTGGCCTTTCGGACCGGGCATAGACAGCGCCGCTACTATTTACGGGAGTTTGCACCAAATGTTACTTGCGGTGGACGGAGAGTTTGACAGCTTAGACCCAACGGTTTGCACAGCGTTGTGCTGGGTGGACATAGACACAGGCGACGAACACGACTGCGGGTTGGATATTGAAAGCGGCTTGCGGTTTCTAATGGGAGACCACGTGCTTGTCTTTCACAACGGCGTGGCGTTTGACCTTCCTGCCCTGCGCAAGCTTTACCCGTGGTTTGAGCCACGCAACCCAATCGTTGACACTCTGGTTTTAAGCCGACTGGCATACCCTGATCTAGCAGAGCGTGACCTTGCTAAGTGGAGCGTGCAGGAAATGCGCGAGCTAGATCACCGAGCAAGACCAGGTAGCCACGCACTTAACACGTGGGGCGTGCGGCTAGGGTTGAACAAGGGCGAATACAGTGGCGAGTGGACGGATGGGTACAACGCCGAGCTAGCGGAGTATTGTCTTAACGACTGCCGCGTAACTGCACGGCTGTACAAACAGGTTTCGCAGCTTGGTATCAGCGAAGACGCGAACAAGTTAGAACATGAGTTCGCTGGCGTGTGTCGTGACATGGAAACCTACGGGTTTGCCTTCGATCAAGACAAGGCAGTGCGCTTGCAAGAAACCTTGCAGCGTGCGGTAGACGACATTGAAGTGGAAATGCTTGAGACCTTCGGGTCTTGGTACGAGGCGGATGGTCCGCTTGTCGTGCCGAAGCGCAGCGTGGCGTACAAGAACAAGCCCCACGTAACGGAAGGGTGTGAGTACCAAAAGGTAAAGCTGGTGCACTTCAACCCGAACAGCCGAGCGCATATCGCCAAGGTACTGCAAGCGCAGGGTTGGGAGCCAAGCGTGATGACAGAGAGCGGCAAGCTTCCACGTGTGGACGAAAGCATTCTCAATGGTATTAGCGACCAGTACCCAGCGGCGAAGCTGTTAGCACGCAGCTTTATGTTAACGAAGCGGTTGGGCTTGGTTCGCAGTTGGATTGAGCACTCGCGCAACGGTAGAATACATGCGCGTGTGATCTCTAATTCGGCGAGAACTTCTCGGACATCTTCGGTAGCTCCAAATATGCAGCAAATTCCAAATATGGGCAGCGAGTACGGCAAGGAATGCCGGGAGCTTTTTACTGCAAGCCCTGGTCGCAAGCTGCTAGCCGCTGACTTGGACAAAGCTGAGTTAATGATGCTCGCCCACTACATGCACCCGTACGACAAAGGGGCGTACGCTAAGATTCTGGCGGAAGGCGATGCGCACCAGACGAATGCGGATGCAATGGGTATCAGCAGGGACAGGGCGAAGGGCGTGGTGTTCGCTATGATCTATGGGTCAGGCGACGAACGGCTTGGCCGGATGGCGGGGCAGAATGGTACGGTGGTGCGCAAGCGATTGCTCACTGCACTTCCTGCGTTGGACGCGTTGATTAAGAAAGCAAAGAAGGTCGCGAAGAAAGCTAAGCAACTGCGCAGTCTGGATGGCCGCATCATCCCAATCGACAGTGAACACAAGAGCCTTAACTACCTTATACAGTCAGCCACTAGCTGTTACGCTAAGTTCTGGTGTTGTCGTGCGGTGGAACTAACGAAGCACTTGGATTGCAACTTAGTTCTCTACGTGCACGACGAACTGCAATTCGATTGTGCGGACAAAGATTTAGACGAGGCTTCGCATGCGATTACGCAAGCATTGCGCGAAGCAAATGATTTCTTTAAGATACGCGCACCGCTTACCTGTGACGTGAAGGTGGGCAATAATTGGAGCGAGAGCCACTAAATGTAATGCGTTGGTTTCTGTCCCTGTTGGTCTGCTGGTTTGCAGTGTGTCTCCCCACAACGGCACGCGCTCAGTATCTTACTGGCCCACAGTTTTATTTACCGACATTGAACAGCGCAGTAGATGACGGGCTAGTCAATCCTATTTGGTTTTATATTAACGGACTTATTGCGGGGGCAAACACTGCTTTCGTGTTGGCTCATGGTGAACCAAAGATTTGCCAAGCGCATCCCATCGAAGACGTACAGCAGACGCACGCAGTAATCTTAGAATACCTAGTTCGTTACGACTTGTTAGACAAAGAGTATGCGGCGCTGGAAATCGTAGTAGTTGCTGCTTACAGCGAGGCGTACCCCTGCAATCTTAGGAGCATTTGATTGCGCGCAGTTATAGATGCGGACGTGCTGGTTTACCAAGCGTGTCTCGCCGCCACCACGCCAGCCGAGCATGAGATTTTTGGCGACGTTGTTATCACTGAGTGGTTAAGCACAACGGAAGCTGAGATTGTCTTTGACAACTTGGCCGAAGCAATACGTGACCAGACAGAAGCGACAAGCCTGTTGTTCTGCCTGTCAGACCACGACAACTACCGCAAAGAACTTTACCCAGCGTACAAAGCTAACCGCAAAGGGCGGCGTCCGCTTGGCTGGTCGTACATGCGCGGGTACTGCACAGACAAATACGGTGGGTTCAGTAAGCCTACCCTTGAGGGTGATGACCTAGTGGGCATGCACGGCAGTGAACCGGGTAGCATCATCGTCAGTATCGACAAGGACTTGCGCACCGTACCTGGCTTGCACTTGGACTTGAACGAGGGCGAGGTGATTGAGGTCACAGCCGACGAAGCCAATTACAACCACATGCTGCAAAGCATCACAGGTGACAGCACCGACAACTACCCCGGCGTGCCAGGTTTAGGCAAGGTACGGGCAGCGCGTCTGCTAGAAAACTGCACGACACCATTAGAAAGATGGGAGGTTGTCGTTTCCGCGTACGAAAAAGCTGGCGAAACTGCAAACGATGCGTTGACGCAAGCACGTCTTGCGTACATTCTGCGTTCCTTTTCTGAATACGATTTGGACACAGGAGTAAATCTTTGGACCCCGCCGACTTAGCAAAATTAAAGCTTAGCTTTGCCGCACCAGACGCAGAGTTTGGCAGCACAGAAGTTTACCACCCCGACCACTACACGCAGGGAATAGAGTGCTTGGATTACATCATGTCACACAACATGAATCCAGCGCAGGCCAACTGCATAAAGTATCTGACCCGATACAAACACAAAGGGTCGCCGCTTAAAGACCTGCTGAAATGTAAGTTTTATCTGCACTACTTAATCAAACAAGAAATCGCACGCGAAGAACTGGGGATGAATGATGTTTCGTAATGAATTTGCTACCACTATTTTCAGCCAGAAATACGCTCACGAAGGGGCAGAGACATGGCCCAAGCTGTGCCGCGCTTTAGTGGACGCGGTGTGTGGCGACCTTATGCCTGCGGACGACAAAGATCAGCTTGTGCAGTACATGACCGAGTTCAAATGGTTGGCTGGTGGACGCTACTTGGCGAACGCGAACAAGGAATGGAAGGCGTACAATAACTGTTTCTTGCTAGCAGCAACGGAAGACACCCGTGAGGATTGGGCTAACCTGTCCCGGTGGTCAGAGCTTTGTCTTACGATGGGCGGGGGCATCGGTATTGATTTTTCGCGGTATCGTCCGAAAGGTTCTTTGCTGAAGCGCAGTGGTGGCGTGGCGTCAGGCGCAGTAAGCAAGGCGCTAATGATTAATGAGATTGGCCGACAGGTGCGCCAAGGTGGAGACCGTCGCAGCGCCATGTACGGCAGCTTGAACTGGAAACACGGCGACATAGACGATTTTTTGGCGGCAAAGAACTGGCACGACATGCCGATTGCTGGAACCGGGAAGACAATCGCAGACGTAAAAGCTGAAGACTTCAATTTTCCCGCGCCGTTGGACATGATGAACGTGTCCGTCAACTACGACACCGAATGGGTTCAAGAGTATTACAAGACGGGTGAACCTGGTCGTGTATTCCGCAAGAACGTCGAGCAAGCGTTGCGGACGAGCGAACCTGGATTCAGCTTCAACATGTTTGAGCATGAGGGCGAAACGCTTCGTAATGCGTGCACAGAAGTTGTAAGCCACATCGACACGCCGCACGACGTGTGCAACCTAGCGTCACTCAACTTCAGCCGCATCGAAAACTTGCAAGAACTAGAGGACGTAACCCGCCTTGTGACAAAGTTCTTGCTGTGTGGTACTTTGGCGAGCGCTTTGCCGTATGAAGAATGTTACCGCACTCGCGAGTTAAACCGTAGGCTGGGTCTTGGAATCATGGGCCTACACGAATGGTTGCTGGCGCGTGGGTATAACTACGAAGTGAACGATGAATTGCATTCGTGGCTAGATGTATACGAGACCGCATCGGATGCGGAAGCGACCGCGTTCTCCAAAACTCTTGGTGTCTCGCGGCCAAAGGGCGTGCGCGCTATTGCCCCGACCGGGAGCATTGGCATCCTCGCTGGCACGACCACGGGCATCGAGCCGCTCTTTGCTGTTGCGTACAAGCGCCGCTGGCTGGGTCCAGACAATCAGTGGCAATACCAGTACGTTGTCGATAGCGCTGCCCAAGAGGTGATTGATCGTTACGGCGTGGACCCTGACAAGATTGAAAGTGCGCTGGACTTGGCAGCAGAACCAGAACGCAGGCTAAAATTCCAAGCGGACGTGCAGAAATACGTGGACCAGTCGATCAGTAGCACGGTGAACCTGCCAGCGTGGGGCCATGAGCTTAACAACGAAGACACGCTTGACGATTACGTGGACTTGGTTGCGCGTTACGCGGACAAGCTGCGAGGCTTGACGTTCTACGCGGACGGTTCACGTGGCGGTCAGCCGTTGACTGCTGTGCCTTACAGCGAAGCGTCGAATCAGCAAGGCATCACGTTTATTGAGACCCATGATGTTTGCGAAATCGGTGGCAAGGGAGGTGTCTGCGGTGCCTAACAAACCCCCTGCTATCACCGAAGAATTATTGGATTACCTCGCGGAAGTTTTTCCTGACAAAGCCCCAGGCATCGAATGGAGCGAACGCGAGGTCTGGCAATCTGTTGGCGCAGTAAAAGTGCAGTCGCACTTGCGTCACTTGTACGACCAACAGCTAGCGAAAAACATGAAAGGTTAGAGCCATGTGTCTTGGCGGTAGAAACTCTGCACCCCCACCTATGCCCCCCATGCCTGCACCCCCACCGCCACAGCCCGTGGTAATCGTGCAGCCCCCAGCGGTTACACCCGCACCAACGGAAAAGATGGGGCCAACACAGCAGGCACCCGCTATGGCAGGCGGGAAGAAAGGCGTGGCGTCTCGGTCGCTGCTAATGATTAAGCGGCCAAGCAATGCTAAGGTTTCGCCGCCAATCAACACCACTGGTTACACTGGATTGAACATTGGCTAGTCCCTGCGCAGAACGGTACGAGGCGCTTGACAGTTTGCGGCGCAGCTACCTTGACCGGGCGCGTGAATGCTCAGCGCTCACGCACCCGTATCTCATCCCGCCCGAAGGCACGACAAGTGACACACGGCTCCCTACCCCGCACCAAGGCGTCGGCTCACGTGGTGTAAACAACTTGGCAGCGCGTCTGCTGCTTGCATTGTTGCCGCCAGACATGCCGTTCTTCCGACTGGTCCCAACGGATGCGCAAGCGAAACGTTTGCTTGAAAGCAAGAAAGACCCGCAGAATCCAAGAGCGGCAACTGAGATAGACAAAGACCTGCACGCTATCGAAGACACAGTAATGTCTGAAGTTGAGCGAAGCGGGATGCGCAGCGCAATTCACGAGGCGCTTAAGCACCTGATCGTGGCGGGTAACGCGCTGCTGTACCTTCCGTCGAGTGGTGGCGTGCGTGTCTACAGCTTGGACAAGTACGTGGTCATGCGAGACGACAGCGGGAACTTGCTTGAAGCTGTAATCAAGGAAGCCGTGTCACCCGCTGTTCTTGACGAAGAAATCTTATCGTTAATTACAGTCCAGAACCCGAAAGAAAACGTGACGGTTTACACGAAGTTCTATCGGGACGGTGGCCGCTGGCACACGTATCAGGAAATCGAAGGCGTTATCGTACCGGGCAGTGAAGGTAGCTGGCCGCTTAACACGCCGCCACTGATCGCACTTCGCTGGAACCAGGTGGATGCGGAAGACTACGGGCGTGGTTTCTGCGAGCAACACCTTGGCGACTTGGATAGCTTAGAGCGTCTATCCGCAAACATCTTGGCGGCAAGCGCAATGGCAAGCAAGGTTGTCTACGTTGTGAACCCGAACGGAATCACTGACGTAGACTCACTGGCTAAAGCAGAGACGGGCGACTTTGTTGCAGGCAACGCGCAAGACGTGGCGGTTATACAGCAAGACAAAGCCGTAGACCTAAGCATTGCAGCGCAAACGGCTAGCCAGATTGAGCAACGCCTTGGTCAAAGCTTTATGCTGTTCGATGCGATTAATCTTGAGGGACGTGATCGAGTCACCCGGCGTGAAGTTGAGCTTCAGCAACAAAACATGGAGCAAAACTTAGGTGGCGTGTTCACCCTGCTTGCCCGAGAACTGCAAGACCCACTGGCCCGTGGCCTGATCGCACGCTTGGAGAAGCAACAGCAGATCGAAAACACCAACGGGCTTGTTACCCCTACGGTTGTCACAGGC